TCGCTTGCTCCATGGCAGTCTTTATGCCATAAACGCCTTGCGCTATTTCTAAACCCTTGAGCAATCTATCGAGAGGACTTGGTTGTTCTTTCGGAAGTAATACACTTTGATTAATTGCCATTACGCAATTCCTCCTTGCTTTTGTAAAGCTTGATATAATGGTGCTTTATATGCCCTGTATTTTTCGTCTGGAAGGTTCATCGTATCAAGTGCGGCAATTGCATCTGTGATCGATTGCTCAGGATTATCTTGTTGTTGCCGCCGTCTCATAGCTCCATATGTATCAAGCGGTTGATTTGGACTTGGCTGATTTTGTTGATTTGCCTCTGCTATTGTCCCGCCAATTGTACCAGCTGCGACCATTCCAGCACCAATAGGCGCAAGTGGCGGTATCATTGATACAAATCCGCCAATGCCTTTTGATAAACCACTCAGCGTAGATAAGCCTGAATTATTATTTTGAGGCAAATTAACGTCTTTTATTGCCATTTTAAACCTCACCATTTTATATTTTGCTTCAACCAACTTTTCGCTGAATTTAAAGCACCACTTATTGTCGGATTATTCATTGCGACGGCACCTTGATTTATCATCGGGCCGCCAAGAGCTTGACTCAATACTCTATTTATTTGTTCTACACTTGCGTTTGTTCCGGGGACGTTCATATTTCCTATATCTTTAATAGCACCGCCAATTGGATCTTTTTGATTCTCGGCTTGTTCACCCATCATTTTTTTCTGAAGTTCAAGGTTTGCAAATGCTATTTGTTTATTGATTGGAAATTCTTCGTTGAATACGTATTTTTCCCAAGCAAGGTTAGCGTTTTTGTAATCTAACTCAGCATTTGCTATTTTTTCTTGAAGTTTACGCCCAGCATCACTTAAAACTTTTTCTTGCTCAAGTTGTTTTGTGAATTGATTTGCTTGTTGTTCTCTTCCGAGACGTGACTCTTTCGCTTGCAAAGTTTCGTTGCCGTCTAACAATCCTGTTAACCCTGCCTCTTGTAATCGCCTAGCAAGAGCGTTTTGTCCAGCTGTGAACTCTTGCCCACCAAGCCTTTCGCTCGTTAAAAAACCACGTTGTTTTTCCGATTCTCCTGATTGCCAACCGCGCATGATATCTGCTTGTGATGCGCTAAAATTTTGCCCACCAAGCCTTTCACTCGTCAAAAATCCACGCTGTTTTTCCGATTCTCCTGATTGCCAACCCTGGCCAGCTTCACGTTCAGCTGTTTGAAAAGCACGTTGCTTTTCTATTTCATCTTGTTGTTGCCTTTCTTGTGACTCAGCTATGCCCAATTGCCCACGCCCTTCGTTAAGACGTTTTGCTGATTCTTGCGCAGCTATTTGCTGTGTTTTTATCGACGCGCCCGATCCTAAGCCGCCTATCGCCGCAAATCTCCGCTGCAAACCCTCTTGCTCTTGTTGAAGCTGACCGCGTTCTTTTTGTTGTAATTGTCTATTTAATAGCTCATATCGACGTGAAATTGCATCACTTGCCATTACCTACGCCCTCTCAAATTATATTCCAAGTTAAGACCAACTATTTTGAAATATTGGTCAGCGACATTTCCATTAGAAAATTTAAACTGTATTCTTTTCCCTCTAAGTCCACCTAAAGGAATCTTTGTGTCTCGATTTGTTTTTGCTGACGACCAAACATCAAAATCCCAAACAGATGTATCCCAAATTGATTGTGAATCATCAGAAAGCCATAATTGACTACCTGGGCCATCTTCACTGTCAGAGTCAAGTAGCCTGTTTATTGTCAAATACCACTCACCAGCGAGTTTGTAGAAAAGATGAAGCCAACGAAAATCTTTTGTAAAATTTTCATCGCCTGGCCTCCCTCCAAACTCTTTTGTATAAAAATATGAATTTATTGCTGAACCATTATCATTATAACTTGTCGTATTCATCTCAAATACTAAACCAGTCGCGTTATCGTCAGCATAGTAGAGGGTATTGTTATAGATGGTAAAATCAGCGACAGATAAACCAGACCACGGCGCCCATGAATATTTTTGCTTTTTGCTTAAGCCTTCGATTGAGAAATCAAAAACATATATTCGATTATTGATACTACCTGTCGTCTTAGTGAGAGCAATATATGCTTTATTCTGATAGACAATCGATACGATACTTGGGACTTGTGAAGATACGACGTCAAGCAAATCAGGTTCTATTTTATCGCTATGTAAATATGAGCCTGTCGCTGAAATTGTCATAAGCGTGACGGATGGTTCAACCGTTTGTCCTGTTATCGCTGCAAAACCAACAAAAATATCGTTTTCTGTTGCTGGTATCATCACGCTATCGTTAAAGTTGAACGCACCGAAAGGTGAGCGCGAACCATATGCTGTTTTAATGCGTAATTGAATCCAATTAGAATCATCGGTATCAGGCATATAGATGATCCAATTGGATCGTTTGCACGATACTAAAATTGAGTTGTCATGTATCGATAAGACTCTTGGGATATCTCCCGATGTATCTCCGATTCTTAAGAAGTTTGTTGCTTTAACAACATAAGGATTGCCTACTTCGCTATATTTGACGAGATTATCAGCCGTATCGATCATAAATATACGACCTTGATGAAACAATAAACTTGTCGCAGTCACTGGCGGATAACCGTTATCAGTCGGTGCATCGACGCCCAGGTCACTATCATCAATCGCGTCCTCGTAAGTAGTCGTTGTATTGTCTGATATTGTCGCCAATCTTTTGTAAGTCGTGCCGCTATCTTCAGTACGATAAAGCCTACGTGTATTCACACCGAAACTTATTGGAGCGACTGGGAGACTTGTTAAAGCGATATTTTCATTTGCCGCTGTCAAAGTATTTGAGACAGGCCCGACGTCACTCTCAACGAGATTACTGTTAACCCAAGTCATTTTGTATGAATATGTACCCGACAACGCACTGCCAGTAGCGGCAGTTGCAGCCGTGAAAGCTGTCGATGGTGGGTATATACCCATACGTGTGAACTCGGCACCATTCCATTTTCTAGGGATATCCTCGCCATTAGCGAAAAATATATAATTTTCATATTCTGTGGAAGAAACTTTAACCCCAGCTGTGAAGACACTTTTCGACGACGTGATCGAAAGAAATGAAGTTCCCTGCAAATCATAAAACGTGCCGTCCCACCAACCAACCATTGTTTCAGCGCCTGATGAATCATGGCGAGTAAAGAGACCATCACATGCAAATGAACCGACCGCAGCTGTATTGAGTTGAGTTGTCCCGCCTCTTGTTTCGACTGAACCATCACCGAAAATAACGTTCATGCATGATGGTGATTCATTATCGAGTAACCATGCAGGTTCGGTATTCGTATTAAGCCCACCATCAAGCCCAATCCGACCGCGTGGGGGAAAAATGACATTATAGGGTGAAGCCATCCCAAAAGCCCTCATAGTAATTAGTTGGATCACTACCGAAATATTCATCTCGAACACGAGCGGGACGATCAGCGCGCAACATTTTACGCCGTTGTTCAGATGCTTTCATCACAGTCTCACGCCACAAGTTTTGGTAGTACGACGCCAAGTTGATATTTTGATCTTTCAACGCCATATGTGACAAAAGAAAATTTATAAGATCATCTTTGTACTCGTCAGGGACATCAACAGCACTTGTATTTTGCGTCAAGTCGGCTGGATAGGCATATGTCCTAATTTGGATTGTATCGCCAGACGTGTCGGGAGTCGGATAAAGAAATACAACATTATCCCAAAGCGCATAACCGAAAGGTGTGCCAGTCGTTTCGGTTGCATCGGTTTTTGGATCTTCAGCGAGAGTGTATTTTTTCAATTTTTTGTAGTCGTATTTGACCTCTTTAATAGCAAGCGTATTAGTTGGAAAAGTCAATTCTCGCGTGTCGGCAACGCTTGTAGTTGTATATGTCTTTTCGATCACCCAGCCCTCTTTCGCAAGTTCCTCTTGCGCTGAAAAGATCAATGATCGCAACATTTGATCGCTAAAAAAGTCGTCACCCACGGCATTATAACGCTCGCGAGCGCGAGTCATAATATCTGAAGCTGTTAAAGCCATGTTATCCCTCAATCCAGCTTGTTTCGGTTGTCAGAGTTTCTGAGTACGTAGTTTCGGTATTTGTAGATTCTGAATATGAAGTATTTTCTTGAGCTATAATATCAGTAGTGTTACCCGGAAATATCAGATACCAAACGCCATCTTTAAAATGCGCCTGCATGGTTGTCGTGACATTTAATGTGAGAGATATCCCCTTCGTATGCCGTTTGAACATGCTTTCAGAAATACCGAATGTGTCGGTTATTTCTTTTGTGACTTTTTTCCACATCGACTCGGTCAATGTGAGCGTGTCTGTTATTTCTTTTGTGACTTTTTTCCACATCGACTCAGTTAAAGTGAGAGTATTTGTCACACTTTTGGTAGCACTTTTTGCCGTTGAGTCGGTCAAGGTCAAACTATTTGAAAGCCCTTTTACAATCTCTTTAAAAAGACTTTGTGATAATGCCAAACTGTTTGGAATGAATTTTGTGGTTATTGTGGCTGAATCTTCCGTCGTGTCCCAAAGAGATGTGTCCCAGATAGATAAATCCCATTTCGTAGACGGTGATCCGCCCAGAACGCTCAAAGTATTTGAGATAGTGACATTGTATGTAGCCATATTCCCCTCGCAGGGAAATGCTTAAGAGATAGTGATATCTGTAACGACAATCAAATCATCGTTTGCGCCTTTATTGATCACATCCTCTGTGTCTCTCGAAAGCATCGTCCCAGCTGAACTAGAGTCAAACACTCCAAACTCGGTTATTGCGCCTGTTCCTGTCCCGCTCAAAAACGATGCCGTAAGACGGTAGATCGATCCCGCAACATTGCTCATTGTGGCAAGCACGCGGGCAAGCTCGCCGCCTAAGTCGGTATCTGTTGACGCCTCGGCTGTACTATCAGTACCAACGGCGACATAGTTCATCGTGAATGTTGACGCAGCTGCGGCCGCACTATTTAAAAAAGCGGCAACAAAACTCGTACCGTCGTCAGTAATGACATTGTTTCCCTCACGATAATCCTTCAGATTACCGTCAGGCCCGTAAAGACTGATATACCAATGCCCTTTTAACTTCATTTTATACGTCCTCGTCGTCGATTAATTCATCTCGCGCCTCTTTTTCAACCATGTCGTCGAGATGATTCTTTTTGATATGCTTCATCAAACCATTTTTGGTCAAAAATTCCTTACCGCACCGCTCACAGACATAAACTTTTTCTTTTTCTTCATCGCGATGCCCTGCAAGAAAAGCTTTGACTTTTTCGACATCATCTTTGTCGAGATCGATCATTTTGTATGATTTTGGGTCTTGCAAACCGTTTTTCATACGAATGTAAGGAACCATTTGCCCTTTGAATGCTATAGCCTCGAAATAATCCATTTCAATGAATTTTCCAGCCGGAATATGAATTACTTGGCCTTTGAATTTTTCAGTATGATCGAGATTATGTCTATTCCATACTTTTACTATATTACTCATATATATCCTTAATTTGGTGAACAAATGATTTTAAAAGTTTGTGACGCCTCGGTCGTCGCGCTTGTGTAAGCAATCTGAAAAAATTGCGCTGCGACATCGAGAGGGACAAAACAATTTGTCACTGAGCTATCAAAATTAACCGCTGTCGGTGTGGTCGAATCAACTTTTGAGCGATGATAGATCTTTCGATATGTACCGTCGAGAGCATCGCTTGCACGAAAAAAGATGTCAGTCGCGCTTGTCATAGTTGGAATGCCAACCATGATCCGATTATAAGCACCGCCGAGATCAATCGCGCTTGAACTAGTCGCAGCTGAAGCGATAGTTACAGAGAACGGTTTGATTGGGCCAATTGATGACATGATTATCTCCCTCGCACCAATACATAATATTCTGCACCCGAAGCAACGCCTGTTATCGCGATCGTGCCATTTGAAGCTGTCGCAGCTGTTAAAACATTAGGCCTGAGGCTATACGGTGCTGAAGGAGCACTCACTGGCGAAATAAAAGCACTATAAATATAGTCTAATCCTGTGACTATTTCGTCACTTGTTCCGTCGGCTGTGACCAAAAATTCATGAACTCTCGTTTCGCCGTCCACTGTTTTTCTTAAATTGCTGACTGTAAAAGCCATGTTAATTACCCCTTACATAAAAACTTCCCGGTTATCACCGCCGGGGTTTGTTGCTTGATTTTGTTTTACAGAATGAAGCGAAAACAATTCAAACACATTAGCAAGATCCATTTGCTTTATTTGCATGATATTGCCTTCGCGATATGCGCCCATACACCCGCCCTCAGTGGCGTTGATATAAATCCCTGGAACACGCTGCGAAACGACATCAAACCACAACTTGAAGTTGTAATAGCTCGGCCATGTCCAAACTGTGTTACCAAAGACATCAACCGCACGTTGTGCCTGTCCCATTTGCGCATCATATTTTGAATCCCAAGCGTGAAAAGTACGCTTGTTTTCGTTTGAAAAAGAAAAGTCAGCACCGATGAATATTGAAACTTGACTACCAAGAAAACCCTTCGCAATGAAGGTCGCAGCTCCCAGGACGTTACCGCCGCTTTCAACAAAGCAATTGAAATTCTCAATTGCAGAAATTTCAGCGCGTAAACGATCATCAGGAACAGGCGCATTGAAAAAATAGATTTCACCACGCCATTTTTCTAACAATTTGGGAGACGTGCCAATATAGCAACAAAGTTTCCGATCTTTCGTCAAATCCCAATATTCATCGGGTGATTTTAGTCCACCCTCGCTCACTTCATCGATCGTGACGTCGCCCGCATCAAGCGAGACATAAAGATCGACGTTGGCAGCATTATCTTCCATATAATGAAAATTGTGCAAGCAACTAATCAAACCCATTTGACTGGGACGATCTTTAAGAAGCTTGATATTTTTTTTCAAGGAAGGCCCACTACCAGCGACGATCATTGGGCGACAATCAAAAAGCCCATAAAGCTTACCGATCGAATTATCAGCAAATGATCCAAATTTTTCATGATTGGCTTTTATCTGCGAAATCCAAGTATCATACCATCTTTCAATGGTCACAGCATCATTTGAACAAGCTTGTTGATGCGCTCGATCTTGTGATACAGGCGCACATTGAATATACGGTTGATACTCAAGTATGATATTTGCAGTTTTCATAAAAGCCTTTCATAAAATATTTGAATCAATAAATGGATACATAAGCAGAACCGGACGCACCGGAAACAATTGCCTCAAGTGCTTGCCCAAAGGCAGGACTTAAGATACCTGTCGCGATTGTGACCGGAGTACAAACGCCGTTAGCGCCTACACCGATATCACCACCACTTGCGACGGTTCCTGAAGTTCCGTTCATCTCGACTTCGACAACACCACGACGCAACAACCAGCAATAAGTTCCCGTAGTCATTGTACTGTGTTTCACGATCCCAAAAGGACGACCCGAGTTTGTGGTTGATGATAACGTCACTGACGCAAGAGACATGCCGGACTGCGGAATGCATACATAACCAGGGTTAATTTGGCTATTGCAAGCATTGTAAGCCCAAACATAATCTTCGCCGTCGAATTGTTTGAAAGTGCCAACCTTGGGATGGCGACTTGAAAGTGCTGCTGTGACATGTGACTTTCCATACATTACGATAGGAGCAGTAGATTCACTCATGTTGCACCCCCTTAAGCTGCAAGCGCGCTAAATTTAGCGTGCAATCTGTTGTTTGAAGATCCTAAAGCACCCATCCACAAAATCCTTCCGACCATGACTTCCTGGTTGATCGGTTTAGCAAACGGCATTGCTTTGAAATTTCTTTCGGGATGATAGTACAACCACAAATGTCCCTCATTGAGGAAAAATAGGTGATTGGCAGGCGCATAGCTATCGCTGAAAATAGGAATCCCATTGAAGAACAAATTTTTGAACCCGCCTTTTGCCGACTCAGAATCGGTGAAGCGTTGTTGTGGTGTCAAAAGGTTATAGTAATAACCATAAACCGCACGACTTGCAACACCCACTGTTGGTTGTTCAGAATCGATCGACGCAGCTTCAAACTGTGTGTTTAAAGCAGAAAGCGTAGTAACCGTTGTCGAGCTATCGACTTGCGCGGCCCACCAGGTCGATGTACTCTGACTTATGCCGCCAACTGTTTGATCGGTAGCGACGATGTCTCGAAGCCCTACGATGCTTTGCGCATCAGTGCCATCGGAATATAAACCAGTCCCCAAAATGTCTTTCAGAGTTTTTTCGGCGATCATCGACTTAGAAGCTAAAAGCTTCAAAATCCCAAGTGATCCACCGTTTTTGAGTTTATCTTCCTCGACAATCGAGATATTCGCATAAGCCGAACACCAAGAATAACTTGCCGATGTGATATTCTCATTATCGGTTGTTTCGAGATTTTCAGCGCCAGAATACCATCCCGCTGAACTCGTTGTCGCGTAGTTCAGCGGAATTTGAATTGCTGTCCCGCCGTCTTGTGATTGATACTGCCCACTTTTTAACATCCTCTTGAGAAGAATGTTTGAGTCGAAAATATTATCATACATTTTCGGAACTATCTTCGCTTGTGTCAGGGCTGTAAGCTGGTCTGTTAAAGACATAGCTCTCTCCTTTCTTTTTTAATTGACTAAATGAAACCCATTTCTTTCCCCCCTTCGATCGCCAAATCAAAATACGACATGTTTCGCGTTGATCGTCCGCTAGAATTTTTCAACATTGGAGTGTCGCTTTGAGCGATGAACCCTTTTTGCTGTCGCGTTTGCAATTCTTTTGCGGCTTCCTCTTTTGCTTTCGTTACAGCGCGACTCATGAGTTTGTCATGGTAAAAATCCCTAAAGGCACTTTTAAAATTAGAAATACCGTTTGCTTGCGCGTGTTCAATGATTTGCCATTCAAGAGATTTGCCCGACTCAGGATCGGTGTAGCTCAAATCGATATCAGGATATTCTTTGCGAACGCTTTCGATTTGCTCGTTTAAAGCCAAATCCTCACGCTCTCGCTTCAAATTTTCCTGATGTGTTTTAAATTCGTTGCGAAACTGTTTTAATTCGTTCAATTCAGCGACAATTTCAGGCGGCAAGTTTTGGTTAACACTCGTTTGCTCGTTCGAGTTGAAACTTGTGCGGTTCTCCCATGCGGTTCTGACATGATTTGCCCAATCGGGGTTAGATCGAGCATACTCGTCATACTCGCGCCACCTTTTTTCTTGTTCCTCAACTTGTAAGCGCTTTTGTTCAAGTTCTGTTTGTTGCCGCTTGAAACCTTCCATATGCTGCGCATAATTAAAGCCTTGGGACGCTCTTTTTAAAATCACATCCAAAGGTTCTTCGATTTCGCGGCCATTTGCAGAATATTTGAACGTCTGCGGTTGTTGAGTTGTATTTGTTTCACTCGGCTGAGTTTCAGTCGATAGTCCAGCACTGCCAGAGTCGCCTTCACCTGTGCCGATATTAAGATCATTTTCACTCAATTCGTAATCCATGAATACTCCAAATGATTAAACGCCAGCTGGCCCCATAGGTTGACCTACTTGTTCTGTCGGCGCGGGTTGAGGACGCCCGCCTTGCCCACCGCCAGATACTTCGGATAAAACTTCTTCGTAAAGTTTCATTGCTTGAGCAAGTTTTTGTAAAATTGGTTCAGGCGCGCCAGCTTGCATTAAAGCCTCACCGACTGCTTGCATACCGACTAAGACATCAGTTGGTAGCGTTTGGGCGCCTTGGCCTTGTCCCTGGCCTTGTTGTTGTCCTTCCATAGACTCACCCTTGTTGTTGTTGAGCGGCCATTGCCGCTTGTTGTTGTTCTTGGAGTCGCATTAAAATGCGTTCCTTGTTTGGATATTGAAGCCTATCAAGCACTTCCTCTGCATCGATAATACCGCGATCAAATAGCGCCAAAGTTTTGCGCTCTGTATCAACTTCCTCAAAAGGAAGATCGGAACCTGTTTTGACGCGGATATCGAACATGCCTCGAATAGCCATTTTTTCTTCTGGCCCTTCGATCATCTCGCCAGTCTTTGGGTTTTGAGTGTAATCACTCATGACAGCGACGCGATTACCTTTTTCATCACGATCGACGCGAAACTTTTTGAATAAAGTTGATCCATCATCGTTTGTGATTCGGAATATTTTTGGCACTGTGTAAAATTGAAAAACCCGATTCATGTATTGTTGACCAACATCAATCAAATATTCATCGAGATTTCGTTGTTTTTGCCGAACTCTTGTTCGCGCTATTTTTACGAGTTGTTCGATAGCTGACGCCGCAGTCACGCCGCCAGGAGCATCGCCTTGTGATAACTCACCACTTTGCCCAGCTATCGTGTTGAACCAGCCAACAAGCCTATCGAGGACAGGCATAATTGCAGGGTTCATCCCAGCACCGGGAATTTGCCTTACTTCTGTGCCTGGATTTTTTTCAAGAATTGAACCAGGGACGTTAACAAATCCTTGGTCAGTGTCAACGCCAGAATTAAAATCAACAACCCATATCGGATTACCAGTTAATGCCCAAGCGTCGAGCGTGAAACAAAGAAATTTGTTAAAAATTCTTTGTGGCCCTTCAAGCTGTTCAATTTCGCTCACGCCAAAGAACTCACGTGATAAAACATAATTATTAAACTTGCTGAAAGGGATAAGATTATCGTCGTAAGGCAATTCTTCGTCGAGCAAAAGCATGCCGTTAGCAACAACGACATGACGACCATTTGGATGTTTTTTTCTGACTGTGTAAGTCTTTTCTATTTCACCGCTGGTCTGATTTTGTCGGCTATCTTCGTCCTCAACGAGTTCACTTGGTTTGAGAAAGCCTTCGACGACGAAGGTGAAACTATCTCCTGAATCTTCGCTAGAACCGCCCCAAGTGCCTTCCGGCATTTCTCGATCAGTGTTTTGATAAGTTTCTTGAAAGCCCGATAGATTAGTACGCTCTTTTCGTACAAAATCTTTAATATCCTCTCGAATAGATCCGGCTCGATCGGGGTAGAGTTGTCTGAGTTTTTCAGTTCGGATTGGTCTTGCATAAAAAAATCCCTCGCTTTCGCTATCGTTAATTATATTTGACTCCGGGCAAGGAAAGCAGTAGAACGGGTCTTCGGACTTATAGACAGCGGCTCCAACCCCAAAGTCCAACGTCGCGTCATAGCGCATTGAGCTAAATGACGTGCCATAAATGTACCCGTCATACAATATTTCCAGAACGACACGCAGCCAATTGTGTCTTTCCCAGTCGCTGTCCGCTATTTTTTCGAGTACGCTTGCAAATTTTGTATCAGAAGGTTCGGAAGGAAGGAAGGAAAATTTTGGTCGGACGTCTGTTTGTAGTGGTACTTGCGATTGAATGGTTTGCCAAACGAGATTAATTATCTCACTATTACGCCAACGTGGCTTACGCTCGCCCCATTGAGTGCCTCGAAAAAATTTGTAGTAATCAAGCCAACGCCGATCATAGCGTGACCGATATTTTTTATAACGATTGAAAGTTTTCATGATTTTATCAACGTCCTGACGCTCATCTTCCGAAATATCGGGAGACGATTCGCCAGAATCTACGGCAAAATCATCCATTTTGTTCAAAGTTTCAAGCACGAGTATTGATCCTTATCGGTTCGAAAAACTCCGCATATCGATCTTTAGCGCGTTGCTCGCGAATTTTTTCATAGCTGTCGAAATTATTCGGCGGATCGTCGTTGCCGACTTCCTCGAGTCCTCGATCTTTCGCTATTTTTTTTCTGTGGTTTTTGTTCTTAACGACAGTGCCGAGAGCGGGACAATAATATGCGTCCTCAACTTCGGCTCCGTAAAAAGATTGACGCCCTGCGATATATCTGACGCCATGAGTTTTACATTTTGGGCAAAATTCGGGATTGTCGATTTCAGCTATACGCTTCACGACTTCCCAGTGCGATCCACACATTTTACAAAGATACGGATAAATCATCCTTAATAACCCGTCATTATTCTCTTTTTCGGCCTTAGTAGACGTTCCCTGTCAACATCGATCGGCGCCAACGCTACATTGTATTTAGTTGTATGAGCAAGTTTAGCACGCTTCGGCTTAATGGGTAAAGCATAATCGATAGAAATATATCTATTTGCATCCATAGCATGGTTAAATTGATCGACTGGTAATTCATCTTTTGCATTTTGATCGGGTTTGAGATCTTTTGGTTCGGGATAGTGATACATTTCGAGTTCGCTGAGCGTATTCGGTGAGGATCCACGAAAAATCATGTAACGACCATTTTTGATAAGATCGTAGTGTGCATCAATGCCAAGTCTGATTTCATTATTTGCTGGTACGGCGGGAATACCCAAAGCGCAAAGTTTGGTGATATAATCAGGTCGACTTGGATCGCATTTAAACCACTTTATTGGCCACAGTGACATAAACTGGTAGCACGACTCTGCGATATCTTCTATTTGCTGTCGTGTCTTATAAAATTCCCCGACTTGATATTGATATTTGTCGGGAGTAATCCCACGCACCACAATTGCACACGGATCAGTGTAACCCCAGTCGATCGCGCCAATGAACTCTGTTCCTGGCGGTAACGTAAAAGGTTCAACTATACCAGCTTCATCGTTCCAAATGTCATAAACCAAACCTTCGGCTTTTTCAAACTGCCCGCCAAAGATCATATTGAAACGCCGCGCATCCATTGTGCGCTTACGATCTTCGTATTCTTGATCGGGGAAGTATGGATTTTCTTTCGACGTGGCCTGGACTAAATGAATCATTTGTTTTACATATTCGTCATTTTTATGCCACGGTCTGATAAAGTCCTGATAAAGCCAATTAAGTGAATACGGCGATGTAACGATCATAATTGGTGCAGATGAAAACGCAGAACGGCCCTGAATGTTATCCCAAAAATACCGAGAATACATTCCAGCTTCGTCGCAGAGTATAGCTCTAACTCTTGTGATACCAACGACAGAATCAGGTTTCGTGGCCGTCCTGAACCAAACTTTTGCGCCGCTATACATTTCAAAAACTTCGTGCTTTTGGTTATAGCGTCCAAGTCCTTCATTCAGCATAAGAAACGGTGGTAGTGTTGATTGATATAAGATCGGATAGCTTGGACTTGTAACAAGAAAATTTTCCTCAGGCCCAGGGTATTTATGCATGAAGCGTTTCAACCACACGCACCCGGCCCTGGTCTTTCCCCATTGCACTCCGGTCGCGCCGATTGATATTTTCTTTTCTGAGAATATTAGATCAGACTGTTTATGACTATGCGGTGAAAACTTCATTCAAAATCATACTCTGCGATCGACTGGCCTTTGAAAATTTTACGTTTGGCCCTTCTATTTTCAACGATACTCTCATCGAAGGGAGATATCCTTGTCGCATCACGAGATTTCGAGCGATATGCGCCATAGTTGATACCGTATTGTAACACCGCACCCTTTTCGATGTCATTGATTGCAACGAGCCTACGATTGTGCATTTGAACCATATCGAGTTCACTTTTATTTATTCGCCAAGTAGGCGCGCCTTGTCGCCTTGTCCTGTCAACCATGCGCTTGAAATCATCCCATAAGAGCGAATGATAATTATCAGGACTTTTAAATTCTCGAATCTTAAAATGCTTTTCAAATATTTTACACCCAAAGAAATTTTCACAGCAATAAGCTGTGTTGAAAACATCAAGCGAATGATCTGAATATCCAACTCTCACTTTGAATTTTATCGCAAGAGAGTTGATATATGTTAAGTCATGCTCGGCGCTCGGATACGAACTGACACAATACAAAAGCGCGACTTTCCTTTTATCAAATAGGCTTAACGCTCTTATTATGTCTCTTGACTCGCTCGCGCCTGTTGACAGGATCGCGAATTTTCCCGTTTTAGCGATCTTTTTGAGCATACGCATATAATTGATATCAGAACTGGCGACTTTCCAAATATCAACATATTGATCAAGGATCTCAACATGTGACTCATGGAATGGAGTAATGATCAAATCTGTTTTCATCACTCGGCATTTGTCCCTGATAGCATCCAATTGCTCTTTTGTAAGCAATCCGCGCATTCCATCACCGTCATAGCCATATAAGCTTTTGTGATCGTAGTATTGAAATTTGACGGCGTCAGCACCAGCTTTATGAGCGTAGTAGACGCTATCGATTAAGTCTTGTGTTGTCTCGTAATTACTGCCAACATCAGCTATAAAATACAATTTCTATTTCCTCTTTATCTCGACAGATTTCGCTTCCTCAAGCATCCTCTCGACTTGATCTTCATCCCATACGCCGAACAAGTGTTCTTCACTACCTGTTTCGATCGCTTTAGCGAGCGCGTCGATTTTCCTGTTGGCTTGTTTGATGAAATCATTTGTCGAGTTCAAAAAAGCCTTCTTTTTGCCTTTCAAATCGATCTTTTCATTTGTCAGCCTGACTAGTTGACTCGACAAGTTTCTTCGTTGTTTTTCGTCGATCATGAGTTTTTTTCCTAATCCATTCGATAATTTTAAATACACATATGAAAATTGAAAATAGAACAAATAATATGAAAGGACTACACACATAGATCCACTCCCAATTTATCTGTCCAAATATTTTAAGAGCGATCATACTGAATTGAACCGCACTCGTCATTAAAAAAAGAATCCATAGTGTGACTAAAAATTGAACAAAAGCCATATATCCCCCCTGTTAATTATCAACGAGCAAAATATCAAAAGCCGCGCTTGCGTTTGTATCCGCGCCCGCGCTTATGAGCGAAAACCAAATATCCGTTTTTTCTTCGAGCTTGATTGGCGTCGTCCAAGTCCTTTCAAAAGGCTGTTTAATGCCGTCAAAAATATCAATTGCTCTTTTAGCTCCGAAAGGTGCGCTTGTAACGTCAGCTGATAGGCGCCGCCACAGCCAAAAAGTACCACTTTTATTTGAGTCCACAGAGCAAAATGCATGCATCAAATAGCCTGTCTTGTTTGCAGGGATTGTGTAACGAGAAACGAAAGATTGGCCTACTTGAGAAGCCGACGCTCTCAAATATATTTGCGTGGCTCCCGCGCTGGCTAGTCGTATTGTGATATTCCCGGCGTGAGATCCTGTCGAAGTCGTCGCATAGCTCCCAGACGTGGCGATATATGCTCTATGAACTCGAATAAAACTATTCGTTGTCGCAGTCGATGCGCTTAGCCCAGCCATCGTTATCGTTTCGCTGATTTCTTCAAAATTAGCGTCAAGTCCTTCGACAATAATAGTCCGCGCTCCACTACCATCTGCCGTATCGTTAGCACTTGAAGATATCGCTTCCAGTTTCGACGCTGTTGTAAGCCATGCATAAACCGCCGGAGTCGCTAGGTCTGTCACATCAATCATGCTTGTTGATGCGCCAACAACTCGGCCAAATTTATTTATATAAGAGTAGCCGGACACGCCCTTTGCAATCGAAAAAAAATGATCCGAACACTGAGCGAGAGAAAAAGGCCCGTCGCTGACATCTCCGGCAAAAAACTTATTCCGCTCTAAATCCCCTATATTTCTACTAGTCATCTTGCTTCACTCCGCATGTGACTTTTTTCTTTTTA